TCAACACAGTAACGAATGCGAAACTGCGAGAGTACGTCAACCATAACAAGCTTCTTCATCAGTAAGCATCAATCTGTTGAACGTATTGAACTGAATCAACTCGGAATGAACGCCAACCATTGACGCCAATATCCCAAACAGCAATGACGCTGAGATTCTCAGGACGCTTCTGTTGTTACTCGAGATTATTGAACTGTTCATATGTCATAAGGGGAAGAACCTTCGGGTCGAGAGTGCAACGCATAACACGTCGTTCGCCATTGACCTTTGTAAAGGTTACTTCGCAGACAGCCTGCTTGAGATCAGAAATCAACTTTTCACGTTCATACATCATATTTTTACCTATTCGTTCAAGAGTTGTTGTGTTGTGTTGTTTGCTTCGTTTAATTTTTCAGCTAGTTGAGTATAGCCGCCAATGTAGAATCCGTCAAGCACTACGACAGGAAAAGATTTAGCGGTTGGATAGGTTTCCAAAAGTTGCTCACGAGTGAAGTCGCGATTCAACATCTTTTCTGTAAACATAATATTGTTGATACGAAGAATGTTTTTTGCTCTGGTACAGTAAGGACAGTCTGGCTTAGACCAAATTACGACGTCTCCAATCATGACAAACGATTCTCCCAATATGCTTCAATGTCAAGCGGATCGACAGGATCGTAGCCATTGATAATCATATCAGCCATAATCATATCCTCAAGATAAATGTCTTCCATATTTACTCCTCTAGTTATTCCAATGTTTTATAACGCCAGCTATAATGAACAAATTTGTTACGATATAGCATACTACAATTGAGGTGCGAATCAAAGCAATTTTATCTGCTTCTTCATCGGTATTACCGAATTTCTCACCTAAAGCTTTCGCCCATAATCTCCACATTAATCACCTCAAGCAATTGCTGTACGATAACCTAGAACTGCTGATGTAGGGAAGTATGCAATTTGTATAGAGTCATTAGTATTTCCTCCAAGCACCTTTACATACTTAACACCAGAAAACCACTCATATCCTTGGAAAAATCCAACATGCCCAGTTGTATTGCTGCGACCTCGTTTCAATACAACAATATCTCCCTCTTGTGGTTCTTTTGTTTTTATTCCCCAGGTTAGGAAACTACGAGCCATCAAACTATTAGTTGTCTCGTATCCACTGCGATTAAGGATAGCATTCGCGAATGCAGCACACCATGGGATACGCACAGGATCAACTGGAATATTACTGCTAGCGAATAAAGCTTTCAGTTCTTTACGATCTTTTCTAGCATTTTTACCTTCCCATTTCTTTGCTTCTGCAACAACGGGGTTGTTGTTCTCGCGACGAATTGAAGTAGGTAATTGAAATGGATTGTTCAATAATTGAGTAATGAGTCTATCTTCTCTGAAGAATGATGCAGCTGTTTGGTCAGCTGTTCCTCTTTCGTTTGTGAAAGCATCAGTTCTTTTCGGTTGAGTACCACAGCCAAACCCTTCACAGCGCATGAAAGGATTACGCGATTCTTCTACCTTCGCTACTTTTTCTTTCTTTTTCTTTTTTACTTGTGTAATTTGTACTTGTTCTGTACTTGGTGCTGCAATTATTTCTGTAGGTACTACTGCTAACGCTAATATAGAAGCTAAAAATAACTTATACATTATTCTCTCCTGTCGAGAACCTCGATTAATAATTTCGCTGTGCCGCTATGAAAAAAACCCAAAGCTTGAGCAGCACTACTTGAAACATCAAGTTCTCTTGTTCTAACGAATGGACCTCTATCTGTAACCATTGCCTCGATAGTATTACCATTTTTCACATTCGTTAATCTTAACATCGTACCGAAAGGAAGAGTACGATGAGCTACAGAATATTTATCTGGATTGAATTTTTTACCTTGCGCTGTTTTGTTATTGTTGTGATACCAAGAAGAAACGCCGTAGTATTCTTCGGCTGAACAATTGCTCGAGAATACTACGGCGAATAGTAATGCTAATAATTTCACATTACTGTTTCTTGCCCTTAGTCCTACGCATCTTACGCTTCTTAGAACCAATCTTACGACGACCTTTACGAGGACGATTCTTATGAGGATGTGCCATTATATATCTCCTATAATAGTTTTCATCAAAAAATTGGCGTCTTTCTCACCATATTCCTGAGTGAAAAGTTTTTTCGAGGTAGTAAACATGACAGTTGCAAGAAGCAATAAATCTTCTTTATCATCTGTCATGAATATCTGTTGTTCAATTGGACTGAACAATTCGTTCATTCTCTCAACTTGTTTTTGTAGTCTGTCGTAGTCCATATTGATCCTTTGTTAAGTGGTGCGCGAGGAGGGACTCGAACCCCCAACCAGACCGTTATGAGCGGTCGGCTCTAACCATTGAGCTACTCGCGCTAAACTGAAAGAATTTCTTTTAGACGATCAGCAGCATATGAAGCGGCGAATGCTTCAGGCTTAACCTTCGGCGCAAACCCACACATACCACGGATATAACCAGTAGCCTGCTGAATTACACAAGAAGATCCGTGCATTTCATCTGGATTGATATCAAGATGAACTTCACAGTTACGATCACCAATATCTTCGAACAAATCGAGATACATCTGTGATGCCTTGTATACTTCGTTCATCAGGCGATACGCTGGGCGGTCATGCCTCTTGTCAAAATCACGCTCAGTAGTGACTTGCCCGAATACCTTACATCCACGTGAGCCATCAATATGAATAACGATAGCAACTGTGTAGTCAGCATACCACTGGTCATCCCGACCACGATAGCGCTCAGAATCGGCTCCAATGTAAATATTGGATGAATCTGAAGTATTACGGATAAATTCTTTAACTTCATCGATGTTGAATTCTCTAGACATGTTTCACCTGTTTTAATTGGTACCCGTGGTCGGACTCGAACCGACACTGTAGAGATTTTAAGTCTCTCTTCTCTGCCTATTGGAATACACGGGCATCTTCAACTATTATTGTACCTTATTCTTCAAAAATTTCAAGTGTTTTTTATGAACTCGACACATTATCCATGTGTTGTAATATTCATCTTTTTCAAGAACATTATTCTCGAATTGATACTTAGCTTCGTAGTATCCAAATTCTCCTTTAGATTCACAAAGTTTTAATATCTCTCGTTTGAAGTTTTCTTTTCCTAAAGCTTTAACATCTTCTTGAAGCTCTTTATTAGAGCCATAGTAATCCTGCCAATCAGACTCGACTTTTGATCGTTTCTTCTTGCCTTTGATGGTTCTGGTCTTTAAAAAGTAAAAATTTTTCTTCCCAATGTACTTTCTTCCATTGGTTTGATTTGTTATAAGATACACGAATCCGACGTAATCACCAATTGTATCAAAATATTCGCCATTGTAAAACCACATTGGGAGTCCTCCTCCCAATATTTATTACTCGTCTTCGTCGTCTTCTTCGTCTTCCCAACTATCTGGTTCGAGCGGAACAAACTCACCACAGTATGGACAGTAGTCTGGTCTTAAGAGAAGATCTGAAATTACATCAAAATTTGCGTCGCATTCTTCGCAAGTGATATCGTATTTACTCATTTTTTATCCTGTTGTTTTTAATGTTGTTATCATCGCAGGTTGCAACATAGTCATATTATTATCAGCCATACTATTTAACGTGCTATTTTTAATAGCTGTAGTATCTGTCGAACATGTTACTGTAAGTTTATTTGGACAACTGAAATTGCTGCAAACATATTGATTAGCGTGCTCAAATTTAATACCACAAACAGTACAACACATTCCAGCTGCATTCCTATAAGGAAATGGAATTGTAGGAACAACAGTAGTAGGAGGCTTTTGTTTCAATGCTTCCTGGTAACCATCATACCATCCACGCTTGTATTCATTTGAATCGTTCATAGTGAAAATCCTTTGAAAGTATCTGTTGTTACGTCTTTCTTAACACCACCATTTACATAGCTGGTGATCTCAGTTTCTTGTGGAGCTACCTGAACCTCAGAGCCAGCAATCCACTTTTGAGTCCAAGGCAATGGATTAGAACCACCTTTGTACTTAGTTGGCAATCCAATAGCAGTCATTCGCTTGTTAGCGATCCATTCGATGTATTCATTCAAGAGCGTTTCGTTGAGACCAACCATTGATCCATCTTTGAATAGAAAACTTGCCCACGCCTTTTCTTGCTCAACAGCATTGACAAATAACTCGACGCACTCTTGCTTTGTTTCCTCTGCAATTCTGGCGAAGTCTTCATCTTCTTTCTGTAACGCCTTGAGTAGCTGTTGTGTTCCAGCAAGATGCACGTTTTCGTCTCTAGCGATGAACTTAATAATTTTCGCATTACCTTCCATCTTCTTGACTTCGGCAAACGCCCAGCTACACGCAAATGAGACATAGAATCTTACTCCTTCAAGTACGTTGACTGACATCAATGCAAGCCAGAGAGCTTTCTTATGCTCGTAAAGATCATAAGGACAATCAGCATTTTGATAAATGTTATAACGAATCAACTCATCATAATACTTACTAATATCTTTGGCACAATCAACGATCTCAGCGATCTCGATTATATCATCAAATACTTTCGATGGGTTAGGGTAAATGTTCCTAATGATATGGGTATAACTTCTCGAATGAATAGTTTCCGAGAATGCCCAGGTGGTGATCCACGTTTCCAGTTCTGGAAGGGAACATATAGGTCCAAACGCAATAGTTGGCGCTCTGCCCTGCACAGAGTCCAAGAGTATCTGACGTTTAAGATTTGACGTAAAAATGTGTTGCTCATGAACCGTCAGTTCTTTAAAATCTTTAGCATCTTTGTAAATATCGACTTCTTCTGGTCGCCAATAGAACCCGAGCTGCGTGTCGGTAAGTTTTTCAATCCAAGCA